ATATTTGAAGTAATAGAAGAGTGTTACCAAAATATCATGATAGAAAGAGAACAATATTGGATAGATAGTTTAGATTCTTACAATAATGGTTATAACTCAAACCCTAAAGCCGGGAGTAGTTTAGGTAGGACTCCTTGGAATAAAGGTTTAAAGGGGGTTCATAAAATGTCAGAAGAAACTAAACAAAAAATGTCTGAGGCCAAGAAGGGTAAACAAAAAACAGAAGAAACTAAACAAAAAATGTCTGAGGCCAAGAAGGGTAACAAACATGGTGTAGGTAATAAAGGTAAAGAAAGAACAGATGATCAGAAAAAAATTATAAGTATGAATAAAAAAGGTCATACTTATAATTTAGGTAGAAAACATTCAGAAGAGACTAAAAAAAAGATATCAGATAAACTTAAATCCCTTTATTAGTGTCTGACAGTATTTGTGTTATAAACTCCTTACAAATCTTCTGATTCCAATATCTTGTTTGTTTAGTGGATTTTTTTGAATCCGATAACATAATCTTCCAATCAGAATTTGTTCTATCAATGAAAGATACCATCTCTTTATTTAGAAGAATTTGACGAATTGTATCTAAAATTTTATCAACTCGTTCAACATATTCTTCATTATTAAATTGTTTTTTATTTATAGTTTCATCTTCGTAAGTGTCTGCAAATTCAACACAGAATTCTACGATAGGATTTACTGCTTTATCTACAACAGGTTGACTCAACTGTTCTTGACATTCTATAACCTTAGTTGTTAGAGTTGATATCATCTTCTCGATGTTAAACTCAGTCCCTACTCTTCTATAAAGTCTACGGCAAATAGGAAACATCACACTATCCATCAAATCTGATAGTTTTCTTGATATTTCACCATTCTCAAACTTAGAGAGGGAGACTCTTGCCACGTTATCGTAGATAGGTGCTAACTCTTGTTTTTCATATAAAGGTAACCCATAAAGTAACCCTGTATTTTCCCATCTTTGTACGACTTCAAGTATTTCTTCTTCAGTATATTCCATTCTATTCTTAAATAAATATCTATATTATACCAATTCGGTCGAAAATAGGGTTTCTGTGGTAATTTGTTCCACCCCTATCTCTTCATAATTGATTGGTAGTCCAGTGAATTCTACCGTTGCATCTGTTACTAATTTAACACTATAACCTCTACGTGTGAGGTCTTTAGCCACCTGACCAGCACCAATACCGTAAACAACATAACTAGGTCTATCCATTAAAACAGTACCTAAATTGTTTAGTACACTATCAGCAAACTTGTTACCTTCTATCATATTCATAGCGTTTTTGAATATGATTAAATTACGGTGTTTATGTATTTCAGGGAATACAATGTAAGGTGCATCCCATTTAACTAAAAAATAATCAGCATTAACTAAAGTTTCAGGTATGAAATTAGTCCCATTGGTATTCATGATACAATGAGGCGGGAATGTAGTTGAGTTATCGGGTGTTTCTGAAAACCACTTACTCTTAGGATCGTTCCAACTTACAACGTTCACTACCTTAATTTTCTTATTATTAGCGAACTCTGTTAAAGCTCTAAGTTTAGGTCTGATAGACTCAGAACCGTTAACTTTGAAAGTACCTTCGAAGTAATCTAATTGTGTATTTACATTCCAAAAAATAACTTTACGCATATTTATATTATATATGAATAAAGAAACTAAAATATGTGGTAAATGTAAAGAGGAAATGGATGTTTGTCACTATAATAAAGATAAAAGACGTAAAGATGGTTTACAAAATAAATGTAAAATTTGTGAGAAAAAATATAGAGAACAGAATAGGGTGAAAATAAATAATTCAATTAAAAAATGGCGTGATAAAAATAAACAGAAATTAAGTGATAAAAATAAAGATAATACCTATTTGAAAGAATATAGGATTAAAAATAAAGAAAAAATAAAAATAAAAAATCAAGAATATTATTTAAAACACAAAGATACTATTAAGAAAAAAGTTAAAAGTTATTATTTGATAAATAAAGAAAAGATTCAGAAAAACAATAACAACTATATTAAAAAGAGAAAAAATAGTGATGAATTGTTTAAAATTTCAATCCTTATGCGTAACCTAGTAAATAGATATTTAACTAAACCTAAAGTTAAAAAAACTAATGAGATTATTGGTTTAACACCTAAAGAATTTAGAGAATATATTGAGAGTAAACTCTTAAAAAATATGACATGGGATAACTATGGTGAATGGCATATAGATCACATTATCCCTTTAAGTTCGGCTAAAAATGATAATGAATTATATTCTTTAAATCACTATACAAATTTACAACCACTATGGTCAACTAGTAGATGGGTTGACGGTGTTTACTACATAGGTAATCTAAACAAAAATAGGTTTTAATCTCCAAAAACCGTTTCCATTATTTTATGTTCTCTTTTAGTTGCGATTCTTTTACCCACAAAATCGGCTATCTTATCCACAACCCTTTCACTAATGAAACCTACGGTAAAGAGTAATAAAATTGCGAAAATAATAAAGGCTAAAAACTTAAACCAACAGGTTATGTAGGCTAATAAATTCCAAACCCTTTTAATTTGACAAAACCCAAGAGCAAATAAAGAGGTTACACCAATCCAATAAAAGGCACCAGGTAAGAAAGTCATTACTTCACCATCCATATTTTTAAATGGACCGTTTACAAAGTATTGTGTGGTGTAGGTTAGGAATCCAACAATAACTGATACGAAAGTTAAAAAAATTGTGGTTGCTTTATTGAAATATAAAACATCCTCCTTAAACATATTCCAAAGTTTCCTACCCCTACTTAAATTTTCTTCTGTTTGAGTTGGTTGTACGTTAAAGGTAAGTTCAATATTCTGAACAACCTGCATAGGTGTTACTCTTACCTCACCGTGTAGGAATTCTCCTTGACGATGTAGGTTAAAAATTATTCTATCCCTTGTCTCGTCGTCGGTGTCAATAAAAGTGCCATCATCTAAATGTATTCTCCATACATTTTTCTTAGGATTTTGAACTTCTGATAATGTTTTTAAATCTTTCTTAATCATTTTATCCACTAAAACTTATAAAGTTTGTTGTACCTGTTACAACAGGCATTGTTGTATAATTTGTTGTATATGTTGTACCACAAAAGTAAGAAACACCTGAATAAGATGGTCCTGGTACGTATGTGTGTGTGGTTGTATATACGGTATTATCGATACCGTTTAAAACGTTAGCAACATCAGTCCCAACTATAACCCAATTACCATAGATTGGGTTGTTGTGTATCCTAGTCCCTATACGAAAACTAGCGTCTAAAAATTTTTGAGCTAGTTCGGCTTGAATTTCTTTTTCCTTGGTTGGGTACCAAGGTTTTAATTTCTTTTTAATCATTCCCCAATTCCTCCTTAAACATCCAACCAATGTTACCAAAAGAGTCTTCTGGTTTTTGTTCCATCACGTTGGCATTAACTAATTGATACTTAGCAAAGTCTAAGGCCATACATACAATGTTGTAACCCTCTTCACCTAAGTTATAATAGTCGATAGCATCCTTTAAAGGTTTTTCCCACTCACCACGATTTTGAGACCCCAACATTAAAATTTGGAATCCTTCCTCTCGAGCACTTTCCCTTAGGACATCTTTAACTATTGTTCTAAAATATTCTTCTGACATCATTTACACTCGTCTTTTAAATTACCGTATCCATCAAATCTTAAATCACCTTTATCGTATACGGTAAAGTTTGCACCATGATAAGGCCTTTCAACACTGTCACCAAACATTGAACCCATAACATCACCCAATTCTTCATTGGTTAAATTTTCAAGGTGGGCATATATTAAGTTAATTGCCTCTTCTCTTGTTATATCTGCTGTATATTTCCAACCCATTAGTATGTTCGATTAACGTAGTCCATTAAGTTTAGTAAATTTTCTTTATTTTGTGGATACTTGTCCACAATAGAACGTAAAAATTTTAAACGTCCTTCTCTATATTCTTCATCAGAAAAGATAGAGAACTCTTCTCTGATTTCTTCTTCCCACCTCATAAGAGAATCAAAATCTCTTGTTACAATATCCATGTCCATTTCATTGAATACTTTGGATAATTCAGAATCAGCTTGGTGGGTTTTTGTGGCTAAAATCATATCGTAGACATCTTCAATATCATCGTTGACTTCATCACAGTGGGCCATAAAGAATTTAGCACTCTTTTCTTCGTTATCACCTCTCGCTGGGTTATAAATGATATCGTGAAATAGGGCTGTTAGGATAAGTTTATCCCTTTCCTTTGACTCCTCAGGGTACCTTCTCTCAATTTGGTCGAGTAGGTCCATTAGGTGTTCTAAGGTGTGATAAAAACGGTGTGTCTCACTCCACTTTTGGGTGATTTCATACCAAGTATAATGGATGTTCCATTTTTTTAAAACATCCCTAATTTCAGAAAAAGTTATCATTATAGTGATTTCATTTTAAAGTCCGACACTGTTTCCCATAAAGACTTCATCATCTTGTTTTGTACATGCCAATTAACTGCCATGATTGACTTACCATCAATTAACTTGTAAGGCGGAATGACATCACCTTCTTCAGGGAATTCGAAGAATAGGTTACCATTTAAACCCAAATCCTCAACCTCAACAACTTTGATATTTTCATCATCAACCCCACCACCTTCACTAAGTTTCTCACTTACTTCAGCGTAGAAAAGGGCACAGATTTCAGTGTTAGCACCAGGGGAAACGTAAAAATCGTTGATATGGACTAACTTATCCACTTTGTAACCCAACTCCTCAATAACTTCCCTTTTAATAGTGTCTTGTGGGGTTTCACCTTCTTCCATTGTACCAGCTACAATCTCAACTAAAACACCTTCAGCACCTGGACGATACTGTTCAACAAAGAGATACTTCTTAGTTTCAGTGTTATAAACTAATGCTGCAGCGGCATTATCCTTTTTAAAGACTTCTCTTTTAATTTCCTTATCACCAGTTTTGATAGTTAATTCTTCAACTTTAAAGTGACCTGAAATGTATTTATCTTCTCTTTTGAGAACTTCGTTTTCCATAGTTTTTTCCATATTAGTAAGTTATTTTTTTCTTAGCAATGTTTTTATTACTAAACTCTTTGAATTTAGTTACTTCCATTATCGTAACATCTTCAATGAATTTAGGGATTTTTAATTTATAATTTTCTTTTGGATATTCGACTTCAGCAACAACCAAGTTCATATCTTCAAAGACATCAACTTCCCATTTTAATTCACCAATAAAGTAACAGTGACGGTACTTAACTACAAAAACCTTGGATCTCTCCAAAAGATTGTAATACTCGTCTCGAGTTATGATTCTCTCATTTTCAGAGTTAACCCCAGGTCTTAAACTTTTTTTGATTGTATGGAAGAATACATCTTCTTCACCGTCAGCGGAACGCCTACGGATTCTTTCATCACCGAAGTAATGTTGTTCGACACGATATACAATATCGGCCTTTAAAACAGGTTGTTTTAATAATAAAAACTTCCTTTCAAACTCTAGTTTTTCTGCCACTTTATATGATTGGTTAATTAGTTACCGTCGTCCTCAATTTTTGCTGCAGCAGCCTCTTCAGCTTTCTTTCTTTCATAAGCCTCAACTTTTGCCGCGAATTCAGGGTCTTCAGCTATTCTTCTAGCCTTTTCAGCTTCTAACTCTTTCAAGAATTCTTCTTGTAATCTTTTGTTAAAAGTCTTACGATTCACTTCAAGTCTACGATTACGTGCTTGAACTTTTTTACGATGTTCCTTTTTACGTTTCCCCATTTTCAAAGTTTTTTCAAAGTTTTTGTATATTTATTTATAAAGATAGTAAAATGGGGCGAAAAAAGAAATACCTAACAGAAGAAGAAAGACATGAGGCACAAAAAAAATGGATGATGGAACATTATCATAGGAACAAAGAAAAATTAAAGAAAAATGCATTACGTAGATATTATCTGAAAAAAAATGAAAAAAACGGGAATTTATAAAATCACTAATGTGATTACAGGTAAAGTTTACATTGGTTCTACAACTAACTTTAAAAATAGGTGGAGCTCACATATTTGTAGATTAAAAAATAATACTCACCACTCTATTAAGTTACAAAATTCAGTAAATAAACACAACATAGAAAATTTTAAATTTGAAGTGTTAGAGGAATGTGCTAAAGAGTTATTAATAGAACGGGAACAATATTGGATTAATGAGTTCGATAGTTTTAACAACGGATATAACTCAAGACCAAACGCGGATGGCAGAGGTGAAATTAATGAAATAACTCGACAAAAATTGAGTTTTGTTCATACAGGGAAAAAAATGTCCGAAGAGTCTAAAAAGAAAATGTCTAATTCTAAAAAAGGTAGAAAATTATCTGAGGAGACAAAGAATAAATTATCTCAAATAAATAAGGGTAAAAAAATGTCTGATTCGACCAAACTAAAGATGTCAAAATCTAAAAAAGGTAGAAAAGTAGGTGAAAATACAAAAAATATTTTATCCAAAATTTATAAAAATAGAACTTGGATTTTAGTTGACGGTAAAAGAAAATGGGTGTAAAAATTAAGTTGAATACTTTGCCTTTGGTAAATTTTTCTTTGCGTAGTCTACCCAAATTTGGAGTAGTTTTTGAGCTTGTTTTGATGATAGATTACCTCTTTCAATTTCAGAATCTAAATCTTCAATCATGATGTCATCTAAAGGTCTTTTCTCTAACTTAGCACGTCTATAGAAACCATGTACTAAAGCAGGCACTTCAATCTTATTCTTATGGTGACCATAAACTGTTTTTAGATTGGCAGTGTCGGTTCTTGAAGTTGGTCTATCGGGAATACGATTTGGTCCCATTTGGGTGAAATGTTCTATCTCATGTCTGATATCTTCTTGTAACTTATAGAACAACTTTTCATATATTTTAGGTTCCCAAGTTGGGTCAACAACAACTGTCATCATGATGATATTCTCTTCATCATCAGCAATAGCTGTATGTACAAAGTATGCATCAGATTCTTTATCTGCTGGCCTAGTTTCATATATATTTTGATGGTGAACGTTCAATTCAATACTAAAAGATAAACCTTCTTGTGAATATTCAAATTCATCTTCTCTCATTGCATTAGGTAAAACAGCCTGATGTAGTTCATCATTTCTACCCCTTGTTTGAATAACGACATTCATAATATCTTTTACGGCCTGTCTAGTTATTGCATCATAACGACCTTCCGTTAAAAGAGATTTTTTATTTTCAGATTCATCTAATTTCAAATTTAAATCATTTAAATGCCAATTACCTTTTAAAGGAACTCTCCATCCACGATTTCTTAACCAATCCACTTTATCTAATATTCTAAATTTAATAGGGTAAGTTCTAAACTCTTCTGGTTTATCGGTAACTGTTAGGTTTTCACCCGTTAACCATCTTTGACCTTTAGCGTCTTTTACACTTTGTAAGTCAACACAAGGCATTTTTACAGTCGACCAATCCATTGGGTTATAAGTCAAACATTCTCTAAACCCAACTACTTGCCAAAACCCACCGTCTTTTGGTTCTTGAATTGCCGCACCCTTTTTATAAATTACATAATCACCCTTACTAATTTGGTCGAAATTGACCCAATATTCATTTCCTTCAATATCTTTAACCCAATCAAACTCTTCTTCTGATTCAGTAACGGGACCTTTTTTAAAACTACCTTCACCTTCAAGTGGTGGTAATTCCTGTAAATCTAACATTCTATTAGTTACTTCATCCTTACTTAAATACCCTTCTGGTTCGTCAGCATCACTTCCCCAAATTTCAAATGTGTTAATACCATCACCATATAGGTGAGGACCACCCACAACTGAAATGTAGTGTCCGTTTGGAAAATTAAGTCTAGCTCTAACAGCTCCAGGTATATGGTGAGGTTTGAATACTAAATCACCAAACCTATAAGTTGGGTTTGTATTGACCGTATCTTCAGCCCACTCTAAATCATCTCCCTCAGATTCGTTTATATTTTTTAAAGGTACAATTTCTGAGATTACTGCCTCTTTTTTACTACTATCCCATTTAAATAGATATAATTCATCTCTTCTTGAATGTCCTTTTGCTATCCGAATCATATCGTTTTTTTGACTTTCAAGACCACATTTATGTGCCCCACTATAAGTCATACTATTAGTTGTGATATTATCATCAAAAACCGAACCCAAAGAACATATTGCGTTATACATATGGTACTCACTACGTTCTAAATGGGTTTTTTCAACACCACGACCTTTACGCCATCCAAAACCTTTAGAGAAGGCCCAATCTTGAGCATCTAAAAAACTTTGATAATCACCAGGTAAAATTATTTCCCAAGCTTTATCAGTTAATAATAAATCGTAATTGTTAACAAGTTCTTCAGCCCACTCTAAATCTTCTTCAGATTCACCCAAGAAACCTTTTCTGTTTGGGAAAATTTTAACTTCTGATAACTCACCCAATGGTACATACCAACAACGTCCACGTTGACTGTCTGTATCTTCACAATGACATTTATATTCATCATCACGAAAATCTTCTATATTACCACAATGTGTGTTTTGTTCGTAAGCATCAATAACTTGTGGAAAAGCCAAAAGGTAGGCATGTTCTTCAGGATCACTAACTCTCACAATTTTTGCTGGTTGATTATGGAAATCTAAACCATCCCATTCACCGTTAATCATTAAAAAAGTATCATCATTTAGTTCTGTTTTCCCATCCCACTCTTCGTAATGGTCAAGTCCAGATATAGCATCCTCAGCCCACTCTAAATCATCAAACTCAGATTCATTAATAGGTTTGAATAATATATCCTTATTGTTGTTATATAAAGGTTGAATTAGTCTGAGTAGTTTCTTATAGTAAGGTATTAACTCATTATCTTCTTCAGCTGTTAAAAAGGATAAATTGTCTCTAATATCGTGATAAATAAATGGTAAATTAAAATCTTGTTCATTTATGTATATGTAAGTATCACCATATTCATCCTCTATGTGGTAGGTAACACCACCAGTAGAAAACGGATTTGTTGATTTAACTATTTTAAAATTAGTATTTTTTAATGCATTATCTATAACAGTAAATAAAACTTCAGGGTTGTTTAAATCCACTTCACGAGGTACCCAATCAAATTCTTCTTCAGATTCGTTAATGTTTTCAGATAACAACATTTTACCGTCAATTTGAATATAGTCACCTTCTTCAAGGGTTCTTAAAGCCTCATCTAGTGAGTCTAGACAACAAACCAAACCATCGACTGGTTTATAATCATTATCTTCAATACCACAATGTAAGGAAATAACTTGTGCTGTTGAGGTTCTAAAAATTTCTCGCCTAAAACAACCATTATCCCACCATATATCTGGTCCATCATAACCTTCTACTTTAACGTAAGGTGATAAAACATCATAAAGTTGTACCATTTGGTCACTATCCAAATCAGATACATCGATAACAATCTCCTTACCTTTAAATGACAATAAACCATCAATAACCGAAGAGTTGGATGTTATATCTTGAGCCCATTCTAAATCTTCAGATTCATTTATATCACTTTTTATAATAGTACTAACTATTAAATGACCGTCAGTTTTCATGGAACTACTGTCAGTTTCAAAATAACCACTTGTTGAAACAACATTCCAACCACTTGGTCTTGATTCTATTGGTTGTAACCATTCGAAACTCATACTTTTTCCACCACTATGTTTATTTACAGCATGAAGTCTCAACGGAGTCTTATTAAAGGTTACATATATTCTCTCCTTATCCGGATTACCATCTGTAATACTACCACTAATTTCAATTACATCACCTAAACTTAAAATATCAGAATTAAAAATTTCTCCAAATGGGATAGATACACCATTTTCAATTTTTGGTACCCAATCAAACTCTTCTTCAGATTCATTTAATTGGTTGAAAGGATCAAAACCGATTATATCTTTAAAGTTATTAACAAATCCCCACCCATCAATTTTTTCTGAGTTATTAAATTGTTGTGCCGTTTCATTACCACCCCCATCTTCTTCTTCCTTTTGGTATTTTTCTAACTCCTTATCGTTTGGTAGGGCCGACATAACCCAATTATGTTGGGTGAAATATGTTTTGTCTGGGTCTTTTCTATCAAATAAGAAATATTTGAAAGTTGAATTTCTTTGGTAAACATTCTTACCAATCTCTCTCCCTTTTTTTAATGGTTGACCATCAAACCATAGAATGTCCATTGACATCAAAATTGGTGCCAATTTTTCAAGATAATCTTCTAACCCAATTGGAGGATCGAAAACTAAAACCTTGTTATCTAAGAATCTTTCTTCATTACTTACACTTCCATTAGATTCATTCACGTTAGCATGTAAAGCCGCTAAGTACTTCTTTACAGAACCCTTAGTACAACCTACTTTTTTACCCGTGTCTGCCTTTATAACACATTTTTTATTATTAGGGTCTATCTTATAAGGCATTTTTTCTATTACTTAAACGTCCACGAGACCAACCCATGTTTATGTAGTTTTGAACATTATCTTTTTGTATCATAGAATCTTTAAAACCATTATTCATCCAAACACTACCTTTGTGTGATATCTTATGTGAAATATCTGTAGAAACACTTCTTCCTAACACCCACCCGTCTTTAAAAAATTCCTCAATGTAACTCTGACAAGTTCTTTTGTTTTTATTATTTTTTGTGATCCAAATAAGGGGTTCTTTACTACATTTTTTCTTTTCTTTACGACCAATATTATCGTAATATCTACTAACACCTTCTGAAACTTTTCTTTTGAAATCTTCAGTAATTAATCTATTTGACATGTATTTTTTTACAGCTTCCCTCTGGTAATCAGGTATAATTTTACCTTTAGATTTTATGGAATTCTGTAATTTCCATTCTTCTGTATGAATGTAACCATTTGCACCTTCCCCTCCATCAGTCATATTAACCAAAGTTCCCTCATTTAAATCTTTACGACCGTATTTTTTAATTAATTCTTTCTCTTTAATTTGAGCCTCTTCCCATGAAATATTATCAAATATTATTTCACCGTAATATTCGGTTTTATTAATAATATTATGCCAATGTTTATTTCTATAGTTTTTAGACATCATCCTTTTAGGTGATTTACCAATTCCTACATAAAATACTTCATTAGTATCCATTCTTATATGTTGATATACGTACGGCATTATAACTTTACGTACACTTCTTTTTCATTTTTAAGAACAGCTTCTTTAGCTCTGAAGATAGGTTCTCCATTATCAACTCTCACGAATGTTCTATTCTTATATGGGTTATATGTAACAGGAATCCATCCGTTTGTATTTGGTGTACAATTAGAATTTATATTCCCAACAACACCAGCGTGAACGTTCTTTTGTCCTGATGCTAATACTCTTTGACGAGACTTTTCACCAACAACAAAAGTTACGTTAGTTAAACAAACAGTTTTATCATAACCAATAACAAGACCAGCATCTTCACCGTGTCTTGCTTTAACAGTCCAATAAGGTGGTTTATTTAAGTTTCTATGAACAAATACCTTTCCTTTATACCCTTTATGACCTTGTAACATTACATCTTCAGAACCAAACTCTTGATTCTCCTTAATTAAAGATTGTCTATCATTAATACCATAATAAGATTCTTCTAATTCAGGAAATTCTAACTCACCTTGGATATATTCAGGTTGGTTCATTTTTCTACGAAGAAGTTCTCTACGGTGGTCTTTATATGCTTGTTGTTGTTCTTTATCAGATTTCATCTTGTCGTAAACACCTGCCTTTTTATTAACTTGAAGTGCTTTCGCCATTGGAGTGTCTTTGTGTTGAGGTCCGTGAATCATAAGAGCGAAGTTTCTATCTTCATCCCAAGCAATTCTATCATCTACATCAATTGGTAATCCAAGTTCTTTAGCTTCCTCTTCGGAACCAACAACTCTTGAGAATCTTAAACCATGTTGATTAATCAAATCAACATTTTCATTGTCCATTGATGCAATAAGTTTGAAGTTAACAGGTTTCTCTTTCATGTTTTCGACCCAAAAAGGAACTGATGTTGTGTAAGCATAGAATAAAGTTTTAGGTTTTCTTCTTGCTGCCTCAAACCAAGCTTTCATATAATCAGAGGTGAAGAAATCTCCTGCCTCATGAACTCTTAATATATCGAATCTAAATTTCTTTTCTTTTTCATAATAGTTCATTGAATCCACAATCAAATCTGCCATGGCTTTAACACCACCCGCTTTATTAGCAAGATTCAATAAATCTAAGTTACGGAATGCATTTATGTTTGATGCTGGGTATTGAGACGGTGCTCTCGCCGCGTAACATTGGAACTCCGTTTTCTTTGTTTTAGAAATTGTTTTACCCGTACTAGCAAAACGTCTAAAAGCCCCCTTACCACCTTTTTCATTATCAGCCTCAGGATCCCATTTAGCTGGGAAATTCTTACATCTTGTTGCAAAAGGACATGTATAGGCTGCCGGTAATGAGAATAAAGGCCACTCTAATTTTTCATTACCTTTTTGGAAGGTTAAGAAACATACATCATCTTCTTTGGTTTTTTTGGCCTCAAAAATGTGGTATATCTCTTCTTTAATTGTATCTTTAATAATATTTTTCATTATTCACTATCTTTTTCTATATAATTAGTTAGAGCTTCATCAACCAATTTAAAGTAATTATTCCTATACCAATCTACTACTTATATCACATATTTAAAGTGTGGTGTGTGAATTTCAGTTACATTTGCATAATCATTTTCCCACATTATATCGCATTATAAAGTTCTTGTCCGTTTTCGGCGCATGTATTAGAAACAATTGCTCAAAATGATTATGTAAATATGTCTAACATTAATCATAATATTCACCATCATTACCTTCTAAAAAATGGTAAACTTCTTCAACATCATCAGCTGAAGTAGCTAAATGGTCTAAAGCCCAACCATGTCCGTTTGATAAAACTTCATCAACTTCATCTCTATCCATAGCTAATATCTCTTCAGCGGCATGTTTAATAGTCTCAAGGTTTTGCCAAAACATATAATTGTTTGATTCACTTTCATGGTTTTCTTTAATTGGTACACAATTTGGGACCTTTTTACCGTTTTTAACTTTCATACCAACAGCTTCATACCCCTTCCAACAAGCCTTTTTTAAGTCACCACTTTTTTCTTCACGGATTATTTTTTTAACTAATCCTTCTATATCGTTTTCACTTAATCTGATTACTTTTTTCATTGAAATATTTTTTTATATAAATATTCGTATATCTTTTTAAAGGTTATTAAAAGCATATTTATAATTGTATGAGTAAAGTATCAACATTATCCGTAAATCTATTACTTGAACAAGTTTATCTTGAAGGTCAAGTACATATGATGTACGAAGAAATATTAAAGGAAGATGAACCTAAAGACCCTGAAAGTGAATCAATGGTTAAACAAGTACTTGCTGATTTAAAATTAAATGCCGATTTTATGTTTACCTTCGGTGTTGGTATTGCAGGATTTGTGGGTCCTGTAAATGAATTACTAACCAATAAAGGTATTCATGTAACAAAGTATGATGTAACATTACTTGTTATTACGGCTTTGTATGTGTTACTCACCAAATCTAAAAGAGATATTGATGTTTTAATTGCAAAGGTTAAAGAACATAAATTAGACTCGGAACTTAAGAAGGTTATTAAATTTGTTAATGGAACTCTTGGTTTATTTAAAATTATTGGGAATAAGGTTGGTGTAACGGTAACAACTTTGGTTGATGTTCTAGTATTTACCTTTATGTCTGTCCCTGTCCTTAACTTAATAAAGAGTTTGGCGGCCGAAAAAGGTTACAACATAGACAATATAGAACAGTTATTTGCTGGACTAACATTATCAGCTGGAGCTTACTTACTTAAAAATGTTTTAAAGAAAAGAATAAAAGAATCTGAAGAAGATTTTGGTTGGGCAGAAGAAATTATTAAGCCTTATCAGGATATTGAAATACCTAAAAAACCAAAAGGTAAAAGTTTATATGAATTAATTGATTATATATTCAAGGGAAGTAGGTTTTACATTGTAAAAATTAAAACAGACCATACAACAATTTATAAATTAAATGATGATACTGGGACCTATGCTGATTTCCATAAGGAAGAATTTACAATAAAGAATATTAGAGAAACTTTATCTAAAGATATTAAAGATTTACAACGTGATCCACAAAATGCTCACATATTACAACAATATATAGAGTTATATGAGAGGTTAAAACCTGTATTGTTTAAAGGGAAATCTTATGAAAAGAAAAAGCCTAAGTAATACTTAGGCTTTTTTTACAACATCTTTTACGAAAGAACGTAACTTACCATCTTCCAAGACGACTTCAAAAATTGGTACCACTTTAGGGTATTTACGTCTTAAATCATCGTCAGCTACCATCATAGAGTCGATTTCGTACATGTCTACCACTTTACCTTTTAAAGGTGGATTGTATGTGGTAATTAAAACCTGTTGGTTTAATTTAAATCCTTCTATTATTATTTTTTTCATTTTTCTGAAACTTTTTATCACCCGTGTCAAAATAAATGTTTGACATTCTTAGGTCTGTGTTATCTCCTGTAAAATTAATCATTTCTCCATCATAGTAAACCTCACTGATTAAAGAACTAATCATCGCTTCTTCTTTTTCGTTTTGAATTTCTTTTTCAATGAATTTAAACTTCCTTAAATCAAATTCTTCTTCGGTGATGAAAACCACATCCATAAAAGTACCTTGTAACTCCTGAATGATTGTGACAACAACATCATCAGTTATTGGGTACATATAACCTTCTAAGTCCACTAAATCTACATCACTAAAACTATAACTGTCAAGAACATTTATTGGTAAGTTTAATATTTCTTCATCATTTACTGTGATAATAATATCACCCTTTGTTATCCCATATTCGTGGAAATCTTCTCTAAATTCATTCCACTGTTTTCCTAGTTTCTTTTTTAATCCTTTAATCCATATATTATCAAGGGATGCAGAATTCTTAATTCTGTTGTAGTCTTTCTTTGCGACAATGCCCCTCGCCACATCGTAGCCATACCCTATAAGGGTTATTCTTACGATATCCATTTTTCAATAAAATTTTTTGGGTTTTATTCAATCTTCCGACGGAGTCAGAAAACATTAGTTTATTTGAGGTAATACCTAACATGGTTAAGATATATAGTAATAAATATAACGTACACCCAATCAATAGAATAGTCCACACTTATTTTTATCTAAATGTTGATTTTTAAATAGAATTAAACATATTTATAATATATGTTAATAGTAAAAGTAAAAGAAGGAAAAGGTGGGATTGAAAGAGCCCTAAAAGAGTATAAATCTAAAGTGATTAAAACTCGTCAAATGCGTGAACTCCAAGATAGAAAAGAGTTCGTGAAGAAATCTGTAAGAGAAAGAGAATCTAAAAAGAAAGCAATTTACGTCAGTAAAAAATATAGAAAAGAAGATTAATAAAAAAGGGGACTTAAGTCCCCTTTTTTTATAGTATTCTTACAACCCATATTCTAGCGTCAGGAGTTGTGACAAACATATTGGTGAATAACGCGTTGTTAATAACCCAATCGTTGATGAAAGTTCCTTGAACTTGTCCGCTCCAATCACCACCTAAAGTTGTGAAAGAGTAAAGAGACAAACTCTTGTTGTTGTTTCCAACAATACTACTCAAAGAATAGTTACGAGGAGTAGAACCGTTGTCAAGATTCTTCACGTAAACTCTACCACTATATAACTCCCAAGTATAACCTATTGGGTTAACGTTTGCTGGGTTGTTTACAGTAGTTTGTGGGTTAGCTGGTTCTAACGGTTCCTTTTTACAAGAGATAAAACCAATAACCATTGATACTACGATGAAGATATTTAAAAACCAATTTTCATATTATTTCCGTTTTAATTTATACAAAGATACGTTTATCTTCCTTATTGGCAAAAAATTCAGACCTAATTTTATAATTTTTAGGTAGGTAATTCATATTTAAATATCTTACCAACTCAGTTGCAATATCCTTATTAATATCAGTTGGTGTGAGGTTACCTTTTTCAGGGTATCTTCCGTAGTGTTGTCTTATTGTATAGAATAAGTTATTGTGTATTTTTATTTTATGTCTCTCAAGTGGTTTAAGGTGTTGATTTTCTTGATTACCTGTTACAACAATACACTCATCTTCCTCACATTCATCATCTTGGTAAATCTCAACAATATCATTAGGGTAACCATCGTAGTGACGGAAAGATAGTGGATCAGGATATCTACTAGTCATGTAAGTCTTAACAGGAAGTCCAATTTCTATTGTTGAACCTATCCCATCACATTCTATGTGGAAAATACGTGACCTACCATCGATGATACTTTGGCTATAACCACCAACACAGTGACCCATTCTTTCCCCTTCAGATGTTAAGCCAATCTTGGTAACTATCTCTTTTACACATTCGTAATATTCAAATCCCGATAAATCTACAGCCTCAGTCAAGAAACCACTATTTTCTTTCTTGTATTTATCAACAATCTTAAGGATTACCTCTTTTCCTAAAATATTTGCTAATAATCTACCTTGTTCATCTCTATGGGTTACCATAAAAGAATGGGAATTCTCTAATGCCCCAATTACCCAACTACCTTCTTTATTTACTAAAGACTTAATAAATCGGATTAACTCATACTGTTCCATTAAGGTATTACAACCTCTCAAAAACATTTGGATATGATAGTGTTCTTTAGCAAACTTATCTATATAATCCACATGTTTTATATCAAAATTACATTTATGATAATCTTTTTTAGATAAAAGCATATTAAACGTATATCTAGAAGAATTGTAGTAAGGTAGTTTTATATAATGACCATTTTCATCTTTTGAATTATAATCAGTCCTATCCCATTGGTCTTCAGTAGTAATTGTATTTAAAAAGGCATTCTTATAAAATATTTTGTTAATCTTATCTTGTTCACTACCCTTTTTAAAGGTATAAAGTAAGTTCCAAATACGTTTTAATCTGTTCATTGTTGAAGCCTCTTCAACAATATCAAAATCTATTAAAGGTTCGTAAACCCATAATTTAATATCAGGGTTACGTTCATTACCTATATAATATTTGTCTTTTAAATTGTTAGGTATTTCATTACTACTTTGTGGTTCACGTAACTTAAAGTACCTATCAACAAAGTCCTTACATTTCTCATATTTTTGATAAGTTTCAGGTCCAATGTGTTTGTTTATTTGATTACCTGATACTTTCTTAGATGCAAGTGTTAAGAATCTTACCTCATGGTCAACATTACAATAACAATTTAAATCTCGCATTTTACGATAAATTCTAATTGTTGTTTGTATTGGAGCACAAGGATGAATAACTCTTAGTTGTTTAGTTTTTAAGAATTCAACAAAATCGGGTGTATAAACAATTTCCTCTTTCTCTAAATCTAAACCCGCCTTACAACAGTTTAAATCAAACCCTTGAAGTATAACTATATTCTTATCAAGGGATTTAGATGAACCACGTATACCACCATGTTCATATCTATATTTTATGATATTAAAGATATCCTTTCGACTGTGACCAACAACTTTCATTCTTGACCCATCTTCAGCTATGTAAACCCTACCGTAGTTATCATTAACTAGTTCTAACCCTTCTTCGTTGATATATGTGGTTGGATACCAATCCTCTTGTCGTTGTTTTTCTTTAGTTTCTTGGTATACGTCGATATCGTTTATCACTGGGTCACCACCATGTAACATGGAGATAAGAATATTAGCCACTGAACCACCAGAAATAAACCCTTTTATATTTGGTAATTCTTTTTTAGTGTCGTAAGAACCTAACACTCGACAAACCTTTCTATAGGTGTCTCTAGAATCTAGGAAATTTATAATTTCTTGCATATGTTTACAAATACGATATTTATTATTACAATACTACAATTTTATAAACAAAACATCAAATTATATGAAAAAATTTTTAACCTTACTTTTAACTTTAATCAGTTCACTAACCTTTGCTTGTCACACAACTAGTTTAACGTTAGTCTCCGGCCCGACAAATATTGGTGGTGGACAGTAACAAACAGTTGTACAGGCTTGTTTTGGTCAATACACCGCAGGTAATTGGGGTGGTACTAATAATTTTAACTTTACATTAGTTGGGGCCACCTATGTATCTTTTTCTCCAGCAACCATCACTAATAACTATAATGCCTACACAGGAGCAACTTGTAGTGGACCAAATTGTTTCATGAATACTTGTACGGCTATATCAGCCACAGCAACAGGTTCTATGATTAGTTCAACAGTTGTTCAATATAGTACAACATCTTCAACACCTGCTGGATACCCTATCGTACCTGATGATAATGAAAGTTGTACGGGTACTGCTACCTCTTTTTGTTTTAATTTCACTTTTGTAACAAATGGATATCCAACTAGTATTTCTTTAAATGGTAATATAGAAGTAACTAGACCTAAAATATATACAACAGTTTGTGGTCACGGTACAACTTACGCTGGGGGTCCGTGTAATGGTTCTTTTGATGCTGATATGACAGTAACATTTGCTGTACTACCAATTGAATTACTTTTCTTCAATGGTTATGTTAATGACGGATTTAACCTTTTAGAGTGGGTAACGGCAACAGAACTTAATAACAACTATTACACATTGGAAAGGTCTAACGATGGTATTGAATGGGAATAAATCACAAGATTGGATGGGGCTGGAAATTCATCAACACCAATTAGATATACTTACCGTGATTATTTTTTCAAATCCAATGACTTTAATTATTATAGATTAAGTCAAACAGATTTTAATGGAGAAAAGGAGTTTTTTGATATTATTGTTGTTAACAATTCAGATAAAAAGAAAGTTCCTACATTACTTCACATTTATAACCATCTAGGACAAGAAGTGGATGAAAACCATAAAGGGTTTTTAATTTACTACTACGATGATGGTTCAACCAAAAAAGTTATAAAACAATAAAGCATTAAAAAACCCCACCAACCGTGGGGTTTTTCTTTCAGGGCCGACAGATTTTGTCTGATTTCGGGATCCACCACCTTGTTTTTCTAAACAAGGAAACAATGGGTGTCAACCTTTATAATGGTAAACTTTATCTTTACCACTCAATGGAACCTTTCGGTAGTTGACTCGACATTGATTATCTTAACACTTTTTCTCAACCGTAACCAAAACAGAAAAGTCTTCTGCGTTAGTGCTGAGGGGTGATACTTTAATATCCATGTTTTCTGTTATCATCCATCGATATAACTCTCTAGCATCTTCTTTTAAGTCGTGAACTCCAAAACCATTCGTTTGGGCTAGTTCGTCTTTGAAGTGATGTCTTTTGAATTTAACCACTTTAACGGTATCACCGACAGATGCTTCATCATATCGTTTTTGAAACTTTTCTTTCTTTTTCTGAATATTCATTTTTTAAAATTTAAAACGTTAGTGAGGTAAAGTTATTATAAAATTATGTGTTTGTCCACGCCTTAGAAATTATTTCACAAAACTTAATCATTTCTTCATGTGTCATATCATTTTTAGCATAATTAGCAGATACACTAATAAATTGTATGTTACCTTTGACATAACCCTCATTAGGGTTTATCCTATCTAAAGACGCCATAAAATAAGGTTCAATATTTTTAGTTCTTGGGTGTTTTAATTCCACTTTTGTGTATGGACAAATTCCTTTTTGTTTTTCCCATTGTTCATATAAATCCTCTAAGGTTATATTATAATTTTTATTACGTCTTTTAACCCTATTCAAATGTTCTCTAAGACCTGTATATTTATCTTTCCTATTATCAGAAATCAAATTGTGTTTATTTTTCTCACCATAACCTTCTAAATAGTGGGAAGTACATTCACCAACACATTTCAAAGAACAGTAATTTTTTCTACCTAATTTTAAATTTCTTTTATATTCAGATAAATCTTTTTGATAATGTTTACGACAGTTTTCATTATCACATATAAGTTCAGTTTTCTTTCTCATAATAATAAATATACGGTCTCCACATAAAAATCAAATGTCTCCACATTTTATTAAAATAAAAAAGGTTATCAATTCGATAACCTTTTAATTGGTGGAGGCGGCGGGCTTCGACTCCCGCGTCCTGCTCTAACTTTAACAATGTCTTCTACATGTTTAGGATAAGATTTTCTAACCTTCCAAACTTCACAATTCCCTTATTTTTAAGTGGTTCGGTTTACTGAGAACTAATCTTCCACTATCTCTGTTAGGGTAGAGATAAACCAGGTTTAGGACTTCTGTTCCTGGGTATGTCCTGACCCGTTGTGTAACCTAATCTAATTAGGCTACAACTTCTGCACCTTCAGTCACGAAGTGACCTACAGTTGCATCTGCGAAAATATCGCCGTTTACAAAATTGGTAGTTGGTTTTTACGAGCCATCTAACAAGTCTCGACATGCTTCTACAGAATCAAACATAGCCAGTCAATTCCAAGTCGCCCCCATAAATCAAAGAACAATACAAATATAATGACTGTTTTTGATTCAGTCAATTAATAACTACCTAAATTAGCAGCTTTTCTTTGGATTGCGTCCATTTGTCTTTTTAAATCTTTAATTTTTCTTTCATCTTCTGTTGAAAGATTGAATTTAGAGTTAATTAAACTTACCTCACGACTAAGTTTATCGTGTTCTAACAATAAAGCATCAAATGCTTTAGCTTTTTCTTCTCTTGTTTGTGGTTTCATAACATTAATTTTTTATATAAATATACCAAAAACTTCAAGAATGTAAAAAGGTTCTTTATGAAATATGAAGATATTTATAAGTATGGGAACAAACAGTAAAGAATATATAAAATTATATAGAGAAAAAAATAAAGAAAAAATAAAAGAACAGGTGAAACTATATAATGAAAAAAACAAGGATAAAATAAAAGAGTATAACGATAAATATATACAATTATATAGGGAAAAAAATAAAGAAAAAATAAAAGAACTTACTCAGACTTATTATGAGAAGAATAAAGAAAAAATAAAAGAACAGGTGAAACTATAT